GAAGACCTGCTAGTTTAACAGCTGGTTCAGACAGTGGAACTACTTGGTTAAGTATTAATGCAGAAATAGCTTTATTATATGGCTCTTTAGTAGAAGCTTATACTTTTATGAAAGGAGAACAAGATGTAATGGCTATGTATAATCAAAGATTTCAAGAAGCATTAGTTGGTGTTAAGATGCTAGGAGAAGCAAAGGACACTACAGATGAATATAGAACTGGAAAAGTAATAAGGCAGAAACAATAATGTTTAATTTAAAAATGGATTTACCAAGAGATAAACCTATTGTTGGTGTTAAAACAACTAACAACAGAGGTTTTACTCCAGAGGAAGTAGCAGAGGATTGTGTAAAAAAATTAATATCTGTATCTGATAATGTAGACCCTGTGTTAAGAGATCAAGCAAGAGCGTATGCTAAAGATATGGAAAAGGTAGTTGCATTTTATATGAAGGAAGCTATTAGAAGTGATAGAACAACAGTATATAATGCAATTAGGGATGCAGGTCATCCTAAACTAGCTGAACTAATAAGGAGATTATAATGGCTTTCAGTGGAAACTTTATGTGTACGTCTTTTAAAGTAGAACTTCTTCAAGGCAAACACGATTTTACAAACGGTCAAGATACTTTTAAACTTGCCCTTTTTACAAATAGTGCAGAACCAACACAAGGTAGTTTTGGTGGTTCTGGTACTACAATGAACGCATCTGTAACAGATTATTCAGATAATAATCAAGTAGGTGCATCTGGTGATTATACTACTGGTGGTGGAGCATTAACAAATGTAACGCCTACTTCGTCAGGAACTACTGCGTTTACAGATTTTGCAAATAAAACATATGGATCTTCTACGATTACTGCCAGAGGTTGTATTATCTATAACACTCAAACAGCAGGTGGTAGTAGCACTACAGATGCAGTTTTAGTTTTAGATTTTGGTGCAGATAAATCATCAAGTTCTGGAGATTTTCAAATTGTTTTTCCAACAGCTGATTCGAGTAATGCGATAATAAGAATTGCTTAATGTCTACATTAGGAGATAGAATAAAAGTTTCTACCTCTACAACGGGAACAGGAACTATAACACTAGGTTCCCCGGAGGATGGATTTTATGACTTTTCCGAAGGTGGTATCTCTGATGGAGATACAGTTAGATATGTAATTGAAAATGGTAACAACTTTGAAATAGGAACTGGAGTATATACAGCTTCAGGAACTACTTTGACAAGAAATGCAGAACAAACTTTAGTAAGTGGAACAGCAGGAACTACTAGCGAAATTACATTATCTGGAACTTCTACCGTATTCATTACTGCAGCGACTAGAAATTTTTCATATCAAACAGCTATGACTTTAATATATGGGGTATAAAAATGACTTATAAAGTTTCAGTTCATGTAGTTATAGATGATATCGATAAACTAGGAGAGACAGCTGTAGCTAAATTAAAAGCAGGTGGAAAGTCTGATTCTGAAGCAAAAGAAATGGTATATGATGATGATCTTGTACAACCAATAAAAGCTTTGCCTGTCATGACAGATTACTGGGCAGGATGGACAGGGTGTACAATAAAAAAAGTAGGCGTAGAGGAAGTAGACATAGAGGAACTTTAAATGGCAAATCCAAATATAGCAGCAGCAACATCGATTGTAGGACATACAATAGTAGGTGAGATTACTACTTCTCTAACAGAAGTGTTAGAAAACGCAGCTTCCAGTAATACGATAGTTAAAGTAAACAGCATTGTTATTATTAATGATGATGGTAGTAATCCCGCAGATGTTTCAGCGACTATATCAGATGCAAGTGGAGGGTCAGATGTAGATATTGCTAAATCAATTACAGTTCCTGCACAAACTAATTTAGTTCTTATTTCCGCTGATATGAGAATTTATTTAACAGAAGATAAAGCTCTTAATTTACAAGCATCTGCTAATAGTGATTTAAACTATTGCATAAGTTACGAGGTTATATCATAGGAATAAAAAATGAGTCAAGGTTACAGACTTAATGGTGGAGTTGTTGGATTTCTTCACAACTGGACAAGCACTAAGACAGGTGTTTGGGATGTTAAATCTCCTTATCTAAATAATAACCTAGGTTTAGCAGTTGGAACCGTAGGTACTCACAGTTGGACAGTTCCTGATGGTGTTACTAGTGTTTCCGTACTTACCATTGGGGGAGGTGGTGGAGGAATGTATTATAATGTTAGTAGTTCAGGCTATTCTTATAGAATGAATGGAGGAGGTGGTGGAGGATTAGCGTATAGAAATGGTCTCTCTGTTACTCCAGGAACTTCTTATTCAATACTAGTTGGAGCTGGAGGAAGTGCTGGAGCTTATTCTTCAGGAAGTACAGCAGGTGGAACAAGTAAAGCAGTTTTTCCGGGTATTATAACAGTACAAGCATTTGGTGGGAGTCCTGGAAGATACAATGCTACTATTTATGGTGGTAATGCCTCTGGTGGTGATTCTAATCAAACAGGTGGACGATCATTAGGAGCTGGTGCTTCAGGAAATGGACCTGCCGGTGGAGGCGGTGCAGCTGGATATTCAGGAAGTGGGGGTAATGGTGGTAATAGATACACATCCTTTCCTAGTAGTTACGGAGCTACAGCTGGTTCTGGTGGCGGTGGCGGTGGCGGTGGCTGGCTTACTGCCACATATGAATCTACAGGTGGTGGAGGAACAGGAATTTTTGGTGAAGGATCAAATGGAACAGCCGGTGCTGCAAACACTTTAGCTGGTGGAGGTTCTGGTGGTGGTCAAGGAACAGGTACAGATGGGCAGGTAGGTGGCCTTTATGGTGGAGGCGGTGGAGGTAATTCTAGTGTTTATTCAGGTACAGGAGGCAATGGTGGCCAAGGAGTTGTACGAATACTTTGGGGTGATGGGAGATCTTTTCCTAGCACAAATGTAGCTTTATCTGATAGTCTAGGTAACGTAACAACCGTATAGAAAGTAAAATAAATGTTAGGTTTTTCACCTTTAGCTAAGGCTCCTTTAGCCACAGAAAAACAAGAAGCAGCTCCTATTGGTCCGGTTAACGTAACAGTTAATCTTACTGGTGTATCTAGCACAAGTTCTGTAGGCACTGTTACTGTTTCTATTCCTATTTCCATTTCCGTTACTGGTGTATCTAGTACAAGTGCTGTAGGCACTGTTATAGCTTCTATTCCTATTTCCGTTCCCGTTACTGGTGTGGGATCCACTTCTCATGTAGGAGGAGCTACTGCTGTAATTGATACAACTGTTCCTTTAGCTGGTTGGGGGCAAGGTGCTTGGGGAAGTGGAGCTTGGGGTTTAGATCAAAACACCATGCCTTTTGCAACAAGTGCTGTAGGCACTGTTACGACAGTAGTTACTTCTAATGTTACTATCTCTCTCACAGGAGTTGCAGGAACAACAGCTGTAGGCACAGCAACAGTAGAAGCAGATTCCTCTCTTACTCTCACAGGAGTATCTTCAACAGGTCAGTTAGGAAATACTTTTGAGACTCAAAATGGTGCGGTAGGAACAACAGCTGTAGGCACTGTTAATATTCCAAATGTAGGAGTTGCACTTACAGGAGTTGCAGGAACAACAGCTGTAGGTACAGCTACTGTTCCAGATGTAGGAGTTGGATTAACAGGAGTTGAAGCTACTGGTCAACCGGGAGATGCTGTTGCTGAAACGGATGGTAGTGTAAATTTAGTTGGAGTTGCTGCTACTGGTCAAATAGGCAACACATTTGAGACTCAAAATGGTGCTATTGGTAATACTTCTGTAGGCACAGTTACAGTAGAAATAGATGAAACTGTATCTGTTACAGGAGTTGAAGCTACTGGAGCTACAGATGATGTAACGATTATTGAGGGTCAAGGTGTAGATGTTTCTGTAACGGGTGTTTCTTCGACAGGTCAAGTTGGCAATACCTTTGAGATGTTAGGTGGAACAGAGGCAACCACACAAGTTGGAACTCCTAGCATTAGTATTTCTAAAGATGTTTCTGTAACGGGTGTTTCTTCGACAGGTCAAGTTGGCAATACCTTTGAGACTCAAAATGGTGCGTCAGCAACCAGTAATGTTGGAAGTGCAACTGTTGTTGAAGGTCAGGGAGTCTTAGTAGACATTGCTAACTTTGCTCTTATTCCTACAGGTCAAGTTGGAAATGTAACTGTAAATACTACTCAAAATGTTTCTGTAAGTGTAACGGGTGTGGCTGCTACTTCTTCTGTTGGAAGTGTTTCTATAAGTATTCACATACGTCCTACAGTGTTGGGGGTAACTGCTACAACTGCTACAAATTCTGTTACAGTTGACTTTGGTTCCTCTATTTCTTTAACAGGAATTTCTTCTAGCACTTTTGTAGGAAATGTGCTAGTTTGGGGAAATATTATACCTGCTCCGGGTAATTCTTGGACGAACATTGTTCCCACTCCTAGTAATAGTTGGAATGGGATCACGCCTAATCCGGGAGGTTCTTGGGTAACAACAACGCCTAATCCGGGAGGTTCTTGGGCAAATATTGTTCCTACAACTAACACAAGTTGGTCTGGAACAACGCCTAACCCGGGAACAACTTGGGCATCTGTTACACCAAGTACAGATGTTTCTT